AGTCTGATATTTTAGTGAATGGCGCACAATCTGCTGGCGATGATGCTATAGCTTCAGATGGTTTTTCCCATACTAATAATGCATTAAGAGCAGGTGATTTAATTAAATTTGCTAATCATTCTAAAGTTTATATGGTTACAGACGATATTACAGCTAGTGGCGGAGCTGCTTCTATAACTATATCACCGCCATTAGTGGCTGCTGTTGCAAATAACGAAGCAATAACAGTAAATAAGCCACAATTTACAGTTTACTTATCTACAGGAGAAATTAGCTATTCAACAGATGCTTCAGGCTTTTACAGCATCTCATTTGAAGTGCGCGAGGTTGTAGTCTAATGGGTAGGAGCTTATCTACAGCTCTGCAAACTCAAGTTTCAGCAGAAGCTAATAAAATTGCTTTTCTTGTTGAGCTAAATTTATCAACAGTTATCAGAGCTACAGATTTTTATACAAACATAACTTACAACTCAGAAACATATCAAGCTGGCGGTTCTTATCTAGCAGTAGATACTACGCAAGAAACAGGTGAATTAAAAGTAGATGAAATGAATATTACATTTTCAAATGTAACAGATGAAGTAAGAGCATTAATTAATACTGGTGCTTACATAGATAAATCTGTAAATGTTTATATAGCCTTTATGGATTCTAGCGATGCTTTAGTTGGTGCTATTAATTACTTTACAGGCAAAATTAGATCAGTCTCTATAGCTGAAAGCACTTCAGATTCTACAGTTAGTATTGTAGTTGCTAATCATTGGAGTAATTGGAACTTAACTAAGGGCAGACATTATTCAGATGAATCTCAACAAAACTTTTCTTCAGGCGATAAAGGTCTTGAATATGCAACACAAACTAAATCAGATGTAAGGTGGGGCAGCTAATATGTCTCCAATGCAAGTTTTCTCAGCCATAGGTTCTTTTGTAGCTAGAACTAAAGCTGTTGCTTCATTTGTATCAACAGTATTTAGAGTAGCCACAGTATTAATAGGTATTAAAAACTTTTCTCAAGCAAAAGATATGCTTGCTAAAGGTCAAGACATACTTGCAAACAAAACAGCAGCAGGTGGAAAGATACCTGTTATCTATGGTAGACGTAGAGTTGGCGCGCAAATTGTGTATATGGATACTGCTTCTAATAGAAGTAAAGATTTATTTATTGTTTATGCTTTATCAGTTGGCGAATGTGAACAAATAGAAGGAAGAACAATAGAGCTTGATGGAAACCCTATTACTGATCCAAGTAGATTTAGAGATGGTTGGTATATAGGATCAGACAAAATAAGTTCAGGTGCAGGTAGCCTTAATACTGCATCTCAGGTTGGAGCTAATAATGGCAATGCTGTTGCTGGCGGTGGTGGTACTGATCCAACTAAAAGATACAGGGCTGTATTTAATCTACATCATGGCGCAACCTCACAGACTGCTGATCCAATGCTTAGAGCTTCAGTAGCTAGTGAGTGGACTACAGCGCATAAATTAAATGGCATAACTTATATTGCGTGTGCCTTTGAATACGATACTAAGGCAATTTTTAAAGGCGTACCGCAATTAACTGTAGTTGTAAAAGGACAAAAGGTTTACGATCCAAGACTTGACTCAACAGTTACAGGTGGTAGCGGTTCACAAAGATTAGCAACACCATCTACTTATGCTTGGAATGATAATGCTGCTTGCTGTTTCCTCAGTTATATTACAAACGATGAGTATGGTAAAGGATTAACAGCTAGCGATTTAGATTTAGAATCTTTTAGAGTAGCAGCAGTTCTAACTGATACATTAGTTGATACGCCTGATTTTAATGGTTCTTATGCTTCTACTACATGGAGTGCTAGTGGTGGCTCTAATCAAGTTACCTTTTCTAATGAATCTCAATGGTCTAAATATAAACTAGGAGATGCTTTATTTTTAAAAGATAGTAGCGGAAATTTAATCATAGATGAAAAAACAATTACTGATATTCAAAGAAATGCTTTTTATGGTCAAACCCAACAAAACATAATAATTATAGATGATGAATTTGATAATGATTATGATGATGAAGGTGGCACTTCTTTAGTTAAATCAAAACGCTTTCATTGTAATGGTGTAATAGATACTAATAAAAATGTCATGGAAAATGCTAAAGAGCTTCTTGGCAATATGCGTGGTATTTTCAATTATGTTGATGGTAAATATGAATTATTAATTGAAGATACTGGTTCTTCAGAATTTACAGTTACAGACGATCATATTATAGATGGCATATCTATTGATTATGGCAATAAAGATAATAGGGCAAATAAGGTTGTAGTTGAGTTCTTTAATGGCGCGCAAGGTTATGAACAAGACACCGCTACTATTTATCACAATAACAGTACCTCTACTTATAAAGACGATGATGGTGGTGAAGAATTAGAAGTTAAAGTATCAGCACCATTAGCAGTATCACCTTATGTAGCTTGGAATATGGGTAAGGCTGTATTAGCTAGATCAAGATATCAAACCTCTATTAACTTTATGGCAACGCCTGAATTATATAAAGTTAATGTAGGATCAATTATTACAGTTACTTATGCTGGTCTTGGTCTATCAAGCAAATTATTTAGAATTGAAACTATGGACTTAGAGGCAAATGGACTAATAGCTGTTAGAGCAATAGAGTATATTGATATTTATACATGGGAAATACCACCAGTTGAAAGCGTACCACCTAAATCTGATCCACCTACAGGTTTTGAATTAGTAGTACCAACAGGATTAGCTTTTACAGATAGTGACAGTTCTAATCCTAGAGCTTTTTTAACTTGGACTGAAAATACAGATTATCCAGTTGATTTATATAGAGCTACAGTTTTGGATAGTGGCGCAAAGCCAGTTGTTAATAAGACAGTAAATGATAACTATGTTTATTTAGATTTATTAGCTGTAGGAAGTTATACAGCAACAGTTACAGCAATTAATAGTGTAGGTTCTGAAAGCAACCCTTCTTCAGCTTTATCATTTTCTGTAGCACAAGAGCCTATCTATACTGGTGATTTACAAGATGGTGCTGTTACAGATGCAAAAGTTAATAATTTAAGTGCAAATAAGATTACAACTGGTGAGCTTAATTTAGGTACAGCTTCAGGCATGGCTGTTAAACAGGCTAAGTCAGGATATACAGATACAACTACTGGATTTTGGTTGGGTAATGATGGTGGTACACCTAAATTTAACATTGGAACTAGCACCAATTATTTAAAGTTTGATGGCTCTGATTTAGATATAGCAGGAGAAATATCTGCTGATACAGGAAGTATTGGTGGTTTTACTGTTGGCTCTACTTCTTTAATAGCAGGAGCTAACGCTACTAGAATATCTTTATCTACAGCAGATGGAATACATCTTGGAAATAATACTTTTGCTAGTGCGCCTTTAGGGTAGCTTTAGATGGTTCTGTAACAGCAACTAATGCAACAGTAACAGGAAATCTTACATTAACTAATGTAGATGGAACTACAGTTGTTTATAGCGGTGGTAATTTAGGTGTAGGAACTATTGGTGGTAGCAATCTTGGTTCAAGTGCTATATTCCCTACTACGCTAAGATATGAAAGAAGTAATGCCACTACAGCTCCTTCTGATTCTGAATTCAATACTGCATTTGGTAGAAACCCAAAAGCTAATGATATTGTTGTTGTAAGCAGAACAGATACTAATGCACAAGTTGCTTACAAGCATGATGGTAGTTCTTTTTCAGCTATAAGTAATTATATTGATGGAGACTTAATTGTTGATGGAAGCATAACAACAGATCAGATAGCAGCTAATACAATCGTAGCTAATAATATAGCTTCAGGAACAATTACTGGTGATAGAATTGATGTTGATACTCTTAATGTTAAGAGCTTTGATAATGTTAGTTCTACTATTGTTAGCCATGTAACAGCAGGTACAAAATTTCCTTTAGCTAGAGATGGTATGTCTTATGTACAAAGAACCTCAGAATATACAGGAAGCAATGCTGCATTTGTTGCAATAACAATTACTGAAGTTAGAGATAATGCAGGATATGTAGCAATTTTCTCAGGAGTTCTTGGTAATGTTAGTGGTGGTAGGGTTCAATATTCTTTAGATAATTCTACTTGGGTTAATGCAAATGGTAATACAAATATATATTGGAACGCTGGTACTTATAGAGGATATACATACGTTTATACTGGTCAGATAACTACACTATCTACATCTCAATCTACTGTTTATTGGAGAGTATATTTTTCAGGTAGTTATAATCATACTCAGCTTTCACTTAATGTAATGATGGATAACACGCGATAATGAATATCTTTACTATATACAATTTACAAACTGGTGAAATAGAACATTCAACCTCTACTGTTGCACAAATTAATGAAGTAGGGTTGCTAGAAGGACAAGGTATTATTGAAGGCGATTACCAACCTAATGAATATAAAGTTGTTAGTGGTGAAGCAATACAAAGAACTGATAATATTTTAGAAATACTGAGAAATAAAAGAAATGCATTATTAAAAGAATCAGATTGGACACAACTAAATGATTGCCCTTTATCTGATACTAAAAAAACAGAATGGCAAACATATAGACAAGCATTAAGGGACTTACTAGCAGGTCATCAAGATACTGATAATATTGACGAAGTTGCATTTCCAAACTTACCTCAATGATTTAATATATATAAAATAGGATTTTATTATGGTACAAGCAACAGATTACAATTTAGCAAACCAAACAGGAGCAGACTTTAGAGCAGAATTAAATGAAATTTTAGCAGCTTCAGTTAGTTTAAATAGTGGTTCTAGTGAACCAACTACAATGTATGCTCATCAATTATGGGTAGATACATCAAGTAATGTATTAAAGATAAGGAACGCTGCTAACAATGCTTGGCTAACTACTGGTGTTAGCATTACTGCATCTAATACTTTTGATATTAATGCTGGTACTGTTAATGGTATTACCTCATTAAGTTTTAGTTCAGGTGCTACAGTAGCATCTATATTAGATGAAGATAATTTATCTTCTGATTCAGCAACAGCTTTAGCAACCCAACAATCAATTAAGGCTTATGTAGATAGCCAAGTAACAGCACAAGATTTAGATATTACAGATGGTAGTTCTACTATTGCTATTGATCTTGATTCTGAAACTTTATCTTTATTAGGTGGAACTGGTATAACTTCAACAGCTTCAGGTAATGGCGTAACTTTTGCTATTGGTCAATCAGTAGGAACTTCTGATAATGTGGTCTTTAATCAGGTTACAGGTGCTTTGGTTGGTAATGCTTCTACAGCAACAACTTTAGCAACTGCAAGAACTATATCAGGTGTTAGCTTTGATGGTTCAGCAAATATAACTTTAGATACAGATGATATTGGGGAAGGTTCAAACAAATACTTTACTGCTGAAAGGGTAGACGATCAGGTTAATACTTTGCTAACAGCAGGAGCAAATATAAGTCTTACTTATAATGATACTGCTGGTACATTAACTATAGCTAATACTAATAGTGCTGATATAACTTCAGTTGTTGCAGGAGATGGTTTAACAGGTGGTGGTACTAGCGGAGCTGTTACTTTAGCGGTTGGCGTTGATGATTCTTCAATAGAAATTAATTCAGATGCGCTAAGAGTAAAAGCAAGCGGTATTACTAATGCTATGCTTGGCGGTTCTATTGCTAATAATAAACTAGCAAATTCAAGTGTAACTATTAATTCTAATTCATTATCTTTAGGTGGAACTTTAACTTTAGATACAGATGATATTGGAGAAGGATCAAGCAATCTTTACTATACAGATGCAAGGGCAAATTCTGCCATTGATGCTAGAGTTACTAATACCTTTATTAACAATTTAAGTGGCGTTGTAGCTGATACTGCAACAGCTTTAGCTACAGCTAGAACTATAGCTTTAAGTGGCGATGTAGTAGGCTCAGTTTCATTTGATGGAACTTCAGATGTAACCATATCAAGTACAATACAAGCCAACTCAGTAGCTTTAGGAACTGATACTACTGGTAACTATGTAGCAACAATAACTGGTACAGCAAATAAAGTTTCTGTATCAGGATCAGGAAGTGAAACAGCAGGCGTAACACTATCATTACCTGACGATGTACAAATAGCAGACAGTCTAACAGTAGCAGGTAATCTTACTGTTAATGGTGATTTAACTTACCTAGATACTACTAATTTAAAAATAGAAGATAACCTGTTTGAACTTAATGCCAATTTAACAGGATCGCCAGTTAATGATAGCGGTATGCTCATTAATCGTGGCAATCAAAACAATGGCGTATTTATGTGGGATGAATCTGCTGATAAGTTCACAATGGGACTTACAACAGCAGATGGCACTTCTACAGGCAATATAACTTTAGCTTCACTTGGAACTTTAGTGGCTAATCTTGAGGGAAATGTAACAGGTAATGTTTCAGGAACAGCAGCTACAGTAACAGGTGCAGCACAAACAGCTATTACAAGTGTTGGAAGTTTATCCAGCTTAGATGTAGGAACAGTTACATCAACAGGTAATTTAGTTTTAAACCAAGATAGCGGAACTATATTTATAGGTGCTGATTTAGATTTAAGAATTACACATAGTGGTAGTGCTGGAACTATCACAAATAATACTGGCAACCTAACACTAGACGTTGCAGGAGATATTAAGTTAGATGCAGACTCTAGTAATATTTACTTGGCTGATGGTGGAACTGATATTGGATTGCTTTCTACAAACAACCAAGACCTAAATATACGAAACTTAATTTCTGATAAGGATATTTATTTTCAAGGCAGAGATGGTAGTTCTACCATTACAGCCCTTACCCTTGATATGTCAGATGCAGGTACAGCTATATTTAATCACGATGTAAAACTTGGGGATAATGGTAAAGCAGTCTTTGGAGCTGGTGCAGATTTACAGATTTACCATGATGGTTCTAATAGTATTATTAGTGATGAAGGAACAGGTGGTGTAAAAATATTTACAGCAGGTGTTGCTACATCAGGTTTTTATAAAATTGGTGGAGAAAAATTAGCCACATTTGAACCTGATGGTGCTGTGACTTTATATCACAACAACTCAGCCAAACTAGCCACAACCTCAACAGGCATAGCTGTAACTGGTACAGCCACGATGGATGGGTTGACATTAGGTGATAATACTACTTCTGAAATACCAATTTACTTTAATTCTAATAGTACAGATTTTTCTGTTGGTGCAAATGGTAACAACTTTATATTGGCACAAACAACAGGTGATTTAGATACAAACCAATTACTTACAGTAACATCATCAGGCAATGTTGGAATTGCTACGACTAGTCCAGCTAGTAAATTGCATATTTTTGATGGTGGTTCATCAGTAAACAATACAATAACTTTTGGAAATCCATCAGCCACAGCTAAAGCAGAAATCCATCATACTGCTGGTGGTAGTGAATTTCTAAACATTTCTTGTAAAGGTACTACTTCAGGACACGGAAATATAACATTTAATACTGGTTCAACTCCTAGTGAAGCCATGCGTATAGATAGTTCAAACAACGTTGGAATTGGAAATAGTAGTCCTACTACAAAACTTGATGTAACTGGCGATGGGTTGCAAATCAGACTTGATGGCACAGCAAACACCTCTCGTGGCATAATGCTTAGAAACACAGGTAGTGCTGAAGGACAAATACAAACAGATGGAAATATGCACTTCATTCAAGAAGATGCTGGTAAATATATGCGTTTTTCCACAGCTAACACAGAAAGAATGCGTATTGATAGTTCAGGCAATGTTGGAATTGGAAATACAAATCCAAATCTACCACTTACTATTACTTCTAATTCTGGAGCTAATGCTTTAGCAATAAGAGCTAGAAGTGCAGATGATTATGGGTTTATGCAATTCTACAATCACGCTGGTTCAGCATTAAGAGGTCAAATATATAACCATAATGGTGCTATAGGATTTTCTACAAGCAGTAGTGGAACTGAAAGAATGAGACTGGATGCTTCAGGCAGCTTGTTGGTGGGTAAAACAGAAGATGGGACATCTAACGCTGGTCATGTCTTTTTTGGTACTGGTGCTGCTTATCATATACGCGATGGTGGTTTCACTAACTTCTTTAATCGTACATCTTCAGATGGTGAAATACTTAGATTTGCAAAAGATGGAACAACAGTTGGAAGTATTGGTACTAACTCAGGCTATCTTGTTATTGGTTCTCCTGTAGGCACAGATGCACATTTACTTATAGGTAATGATCTTATACATCCAGCTACATCAACAGGTAGTGCAAAAGATGCTGCTATTGACATAGGTGCTGCAATCAATAGATTCAAAAACCTCTACCTTTCAGGTAACATCCAAATGGGTGGAAATCTTGATGTTGTTGGACAAGTATCTTCTTATGATAATGTCAATTCTGCTTACACTACCATGAATTTAAGGGCTACTGATTTTATTTATAAAAATGGCGGTGGTAGTGAGAAAATGAGACTGGATTCTTCAGGCAATGTGTTGGTGGGGCAAACTACTGCAAGTAGTGGAACTGTTGGAACAAGTCTACGTGCTGATGGCAGAGCCTTCTTTTGTGCTGATGGTAATTATGCTGCACATTTTAATAGAAATACATCTGATGGAGCAATTGCTCATTTTGCAAAAGACGACACAATAGTTGGAAGTATTGGCTCAAACTCTGCTGGCGGAGTACCTGTTCTTGATATAAGCACTAATACTAGTTCAGGAATTATGCGATTCTTAACTTCAAATAATGAAAGGGTTCGTATAGATGCTTCAGGCAATGTTGGAATTGGTGTTACTCCTAGTGCTAAATTACATATAAATTTAGGAACTGATAAAAACTTACTTTTTGCAGGAAATATAGGAGAAATAGGAAGTGTTGCTGGATTCCAAGCGGTAAATGATGCAGGTAGTGCTTTAGGAAGTTTTGGTATTCGTGCTACAGACATGAGATTTGCTACAGGTTCATCAGAAAGAATGCGTATTGATTCTTCAGGCGTGTTGTTGCTTAAGAAAACATCTACAAGCGTTAATGTTGCAGGTGGTTACATAGATGGCGGTGAAGCCATTATGTCTATCTCAAGTGGTGCAAATACTTATTTGGTGAGAAACACATCAACTTCTGCATACTCATTTTATGTTTCAGGAGCAGGTCAAATTCATGCAGTACAAACATCTATTAGCTCCTTATCAGACGAAAGATTAAAAGACAATATTGTAGATATAGATACTGGTTTGTCTGAAGTAATGGCTCTTAAACCTAGAAAATTTGATTGGAAAGAAGGCGAAGGCAGTAACGAAAAAAATGTTGTAGGTTTTGTAGCACAAGAGGTAGAAACTGTTTTACCTGATTTAATTGGAGACTTTAAGCATGATGATTTAGATGATGCCAAGTCTGTAAAAATGGGAGACATGATTCCTACATTAGTAAAAGCCATACAAGAACAACAAACACAAATAGAAGAATTAAAAGCAGAAATTCAAAACCTTAAAGGAGAATAAAATGGATTTTATATTAGAAACGATTACAAAAATAACTTATATAGTAACAGCAGCATCTATTATTGCAGCTTTTACTGAGTCTAAAAAAGATGATATATGGATTGATAAGCTATTAAGTTATGTAGACTTATTAGCATTGAATTTTAAAATAACTATAAACAGAAAGGAGAAATAAAATGGATTGGGATTGTAAAACAGTAGACGTATATACACATGAACAAGATGGACATGAAGAAGTAATTTGGAATGTGCATTGGCGTGTATCAAAAGAAGATGGAGACTATATGGGATCATCTTATGGTACTCAGTCTTTAAATACAGAAGATATACAAGACTTTAAACCTTTTGATGAAGTAACTTCAGCAATGATAGAGGGTTGGGTTCAAGATGCTATGGGTGAAGAAGCTGTTACTGCTTTAGAAGCATCTTTAGATAATCAAATAGAAGATGAAAAAAATCCAAGCTCTGTAACCAAAACTTTAGAAAATTAATATATACTTTAATTTTAATAATTATATGGAGATATAAATGAGTGAAGAAGATACTAAGATGGAAAACCAAGAACCAGTAATAATCAATTTTAATGGAACTGAATATAGAGCTTCTGATTTAAACGAAGATCAGCTAGGTTTAGCAGCTAAATTAAATGTTGCTGGCAAAAAATTGGCTAGACTGCAAGATGCTTATGATGATTATGTAATAACTAATGAATATAAAAACTTAGTTATTGAATCTTTTGATAAAGCTATAAATGCAGAAGCAGAGGTTGTAGAGGAAGAATAATGTCTACTCGTAAGACCGCACAAACAGTACATACAGAATTAAAAATACATGAAAAAATGTGCATGGAAAGATGGCATACAATTTTTAAGAAAACTGATGCTTTACAGTCAACAGTTGATAGCATGAAAATATGGCTTCTTGGCGGTCTTACAACAATAGTAGCTTCTCTTATCACCCTAATAATAAAAACATCGATCTAAATGTTAGATAAACTTATTGAACCTGTTAGTCAGATTTTAGACAAACTAGTTGCAGATAAAGATTTAAAAGTAAAATTACAACACGAACTTAACCAAGAGCTACATAAAGCAAATATGGCTCAGATAGAGGTTAATCGTGAGCAAGCTAAACATTCATCAATTTTTGTATCAGGAGCAAGACCAGCTATTATGTGGGTGGCTTGTTTAGGATTATTTTGGAGCTTCTTTTTAGCACCATTATTAAATTGGTTTATTGTCATTAGCGGATCAGATGTACCATTACCTGAAATACAAACAGAAGGACTATTAACATTAACACTATCATTGCTTGGATTAGGCGGTATGCGATCTTTAGAAAAGATCAACCATGTTGCAAGAAACAGCTTAAAGGAATAATGGAAGATCAAATAAAAGAAATGTTAATCAGGCATGAAGGCTTGGTTTGTAATCCTTACAAATGTTCAGCAGACAAGCTAACAATAGGCGTAGGCAGGAATCTTGACGCAAATGGCATATCTGAAGAAGAAGCCTTATATTTATTAGACAATGATATTAAAAGGGTGCATGAAGAATTAGATAAGAGTTGGGGAGTTTGGAGAACCTTCCCTGAACAAGCAAGAATGGTCTGCGTAGATTGTTGCTTTCAAATGGGTATAACAGGCTGGATGAACTTTAGAAGAACAAGAGCCTTAATGGAGATGGGATGTTGGTTAGAATCCTCAGAAGAAATTTTAGATTCTAAATATTATAGTCAAACACCAAACAGAGCTTTATATAACTCAAGGCAGTTAGCTTTATGCCATCAAAAAGCAATGAGCAACAAAATCAAGCGAAGCGACTAGGAATACTAGGAGAAACTATTGTTCAAGCATTTCTGCTAGAACATGCAGACTTTTGTTATCCTACTTGCGACTCACATCCAGCAGATTTAATAGTGGAGTTAGGAAGTGCTTTATATAAAGTCCAAGTCAAATCAAGAAACCCAAGCAAAGAGGGCAAGTTTACTTTTCCTATTGAATCGCATAGAAAAATATCAAAGACACACGCCAATTATCATTGTGAGCTGTATGCTTTTGTATTCCTTCCCAGCAAACGAATTTACTTCAAAGCAAATACCGCCAGTCAACAATATTACATCTACTCAAAAAAACATATCAAAAAAGATATGGAGATAACTAGCTTTCAAGAAGCACTAAACCAACTATCCTCAATCCCTGTACTCAATAGCCTGTTAGATTAATTTATAAATTTATTTGCATTTATATATATACTTCTATATATTAGGAGAATGTTAAACAAAATTAAGGAGTTAAATAACATGACTAGAACACAAAATTCAATACACAACGAATGGGATGAAGATATAGATTTTGCACTTAGCAAACTAGAAATGCTTAAAACAAAACTAAACAGAATTAAAAATCAGGCTACCATGCTTGGATTACATGATTTAGATTTACCTAAAGCATTAGATAATTTTGCAGAATATGAATTAAATGAATTTCATAGATCATTAGAGCCAGTTTTTCAAACTGTTGGAACTACATTTGAGGTGCAATACAATGACTAGATACACACTAGAAGTACAACTACCCAGCATAGGTTGGGTGGTTGCTATTAAAACCAGCGATCTATTTTATATGGCTAACAAAAGAGCTAGATTAATTAAGCAAGGTCATACAGTTAAATTAACTAAAACTAAAGGGAGTAAGTAATGAATACTAGATACTTTGTTCGTTCAGCTAATTCACTTTACACTTTATGGTATGTAGAAGAAGCAATTTCATTTATTTCAACAGGATCATTAGGTAATCAATATATGGTTAATGAGCCTGAAAAATATCATTTCATAAAAAGTTTATCTAAAGATTATGATACTGCTGTAAGTAAAGCAAAAAAGTATGTTAGTGATAAAGATGGTGTATTAGATACAATTTGTACTAAAGCAAATCTTGATGAATATTCAACAGCAACTACAGGTAAAAAATATGAATTAAGGTGTGAATCTGATTTATGGATTAAGGACAATCAAGATATCGTTGATGTATATAGACTGGCATATCAAGCTATGGATAAATCTATATCTATAAGAAATGCATATCAAAAAGCTACTATACATGATGAGTTTACTGATTGGAGTATTATCAAAGATGATGACTACCTAGATGCTAAATTGGTTCAATCTTTTATTGAAGCGCAAGCATTACTTCAGTCTTTTGGAAAAAATCAATGGGGTACTTATACATCAATGGTTGGTGCAATAGTTGGTGGAAATGGTCAGCCTACAGATGCACAAAATAAATTTATTAATAATTTATATGACAATTACAAAAATAATTATGAAGCAAGACTTGTTAGATTAAATCAGATCAGACAAGCGCAATTAGACTATCTTGCATCATGTAATGAAGTTCCTACCTCTAAAGATAGAATTACATTAATTGGACAGATACAAAATACTAAACTTGTAACTCACCAATTTGGCTCTACTTATAAAATGATTTTAGTTTCAGATGAAGGTTACAAGTTATATGGATCAATACCAAATACTTTATTACAAGATTATGATATTTCTGAAATGAAAGGATTGAGAATCACCTTCGATGCAACTGTAGAACGATCAGATAGTGATAAGTATTTTGGTTTTTTCAAAAGACCAACAAAATTAAGACAAATCGTAGGTGGCGTAGAAATCCCACCATATTACAAAATTACAAAAAAGGAGGGTGCATGATGAATGAGATAACATTAAACCTAGTAGGTGGTGGTCAGCTTAGATTGCCTAAAAGAATGATAAGAGGATACTACAAAGATTTTCTTAATAGCGGTATTAAAGTTCAGGTAGCTGATCCTGATAAAGAATACGAGGTAAGAGAATCTTTAATAGAGATTCAATATCTTATGGATCAGAGGAGTTAAGCATGAGCAAAGTAATAGGCAAGATAACCAACGATGATATGGCTACACATTCATTAGTGCCATATTTATTTGATGAAGGGCATTTTAAGACTAAGCAAGAGGTGTTAGATCAATGCATAAGGGCAAAACATGGAGAAAATGTAAGGTCAGCACAAACCCTTAGACAGCGTACAGGAGATGTTTTAGAAAACCCTTTAATAATAGAAGTAGCTAAAAGATTAGGACTAAGCGATGTTGAGGTTGAGGTTACTGAAAAGGTAGTACATCCATTCTTACCATTAGAAGGATCATTAGATGGCATAGGCTATGCAGATAATCTTTTAATTAAACCTGATATAGAAAATGGTATTTATACTATTGGTTCTTCTCAGGTTTTATTAAATGGCAAGATGCCAATAGAAGTTAAATGTTCTAGCCAGTTTCCTACAGATGAACCGCCTAACTGGTTAGGTGTAATGCAATTAAAAGCAGCTATGTCTACGATACAAGCTAATGCAGGCTTGCTGATTATCCTATATCAAAGTACAGACCTTCGTTGTTACCTATATCAAAAGGATTATGAGTTTGAGGAGCAGTTAGCAGAAAAGGTAATTGATTTTGATAGAAGGATTAAAGAAGAAGATTACTTTACACCACAAATAACAAGAGATGCTTATGTTAAACATCCTGAAGCTATCCCTAATGAAGTAAAGATATTGCCTGAAGGTACTGATACTTATATCAATCAGTTACTTACGACTAAAGACATGATTAAGAAGCTACAGACAACAGCAGATGCCCTACAAGCTCAGATAATGGATAAGATGGGTAATGCTTCAGAAGGTAGAATTGGTGAGCATATAGTTCATTGGAAGATGCGTAACTTTAAAGCACAACCTGAAAAAGTAGTGCCAGCTAAAGATGCTTATGAGATTAGAAGTAAGACTTTGACGATTAAAAAGGGCAAGTGAGGTAATGAGAGTATTTAGGTTTATGGAGAGTTTACCTTTTGCCCTTACTAAGAGTATAAGGGTTTTTACTGGTTGGACAATAAAGTCTTTGCTTTATTATAAAATTAATTTTAATATAAATATGGAGAGTAATTATGGATGAAAAAAACAAAAAAGCGCTTTGGATATCAGAGGAGCTACATAAAGAGATAAAAGTATTTGCAGTTATAAACAATATGAATATTGAAGCTGCAACTCAATACCTTTTAAAGTTGGGTGTATGCTCACACGAACTAGAGAAGAATAATGGCACAAAATAAAGCAGCAGTAGAGAAAAGAAGATTAGAGCTAGAAGCTGAGAAGCTAGATCAAGATGTTAAATACATTTATATGCAAAAGGAATTAAATAATTCTTATATGCAAATAGGTTATAAAAGCGGTAGAGTCATTACCAACACAACCACTAACAATGCCAATTAATAGCAGAACAAAAGGTGCAGCTTTTGAAAGGCTAATAGTCAATAAAATTAATGCCTATCTTGAATCTAAAAATGCAGATACAAGGGTTACAAGAAACTTAGATCAAGCCTTTATGAAAGGTTTGGCTGATATCTATTGGGACAACATAGCTATTGAATGTAAGAGATATGGTAAAGGTAGTGGCAATATGTATAAAAGCGCTTGGTGGGATCAGGTAGTAACTAGTGCTGGTGATAAGTTTGTACCATTATTAATTTATAAGTTCGATAGAAATAAGATTATGTGTGTCATACCTTTATATTTATTAAGTGATAACGAGAAACCAAATTGGCAAAGTGCTTATATGTGTCCGCTATCTGATATATGTGAAAGGTTAGATGAGGTGGTTGAAAGAGCTAATGGATACAAATAGTTCTTTATACGAAGAAGATTTTGAGCAATTTTGTAGAGAGTCATATACAAAAATACAAAATGCTTGCGAGTTTCTCGGCATTATAAATGACGAGGATTACGAAAGTTTCAAGGAGAGGTGTTATCTTAGGCTTGAAGCTGATTATATGAACAGTATTGATAAAACAATACATTAATGGAGAGTATCTATGGATATATTAGGTGGTATGAGTAATACCAATGAAGGTCAGCAAGTTTATCTTGCTTTTAAAACAGCAGAGCAAAAATTTTTTGTAAATGGTGAAACACCAATAGAATTTCAATATCTGCAACTTGATCCAGCTACATTTAGAAGTGGTTGGGGTGCTTATAGAGCAGCTTCAGGTTTTGATTTCCAATGGGATGATAAGTTTGGGGTTTTAAATGATAAGCCTGACGATGATTATAAAAGAGCATTTTCAGCTTGGGTATTACCGCAAGGACACCCACACCCTTTGCTATGGCAAAGATTTACTTATGCTGAATCAAGTGCTTTTAATAGCATACTTGGAACATTTTGGAATGAGAAGGATGCACACCCCAATCAAATGCCAGTTGTTAAGTATGTTGGTTCTAAAGCTATACAGGTTGGCATGGGTAAAAGCTCAGAGCTAACATTTGAATTTGCTAAATTTGCTGAAAGGGCAAATGAGTTTATATTACCTGCTTGGGCGGATAATGATGGTACTATCAAAAAAGATCAGGATACTGGTAACAGTAGTGTTTCAGATGAAGATATACCATTTTAAATGCAGCAGGTAGATTGGCAAAGAATAGCGCCTGAAGTTGCAAAACAACTACTTGGCAACCCCAGTAGCACCTCATCTAATGAATTTAGGTGGGGTACTAAGGGTTCTCTAACATTAAATCTTGAAAGCGCTACTTGGTATGATTTTGAAAATGATGTAGGTGGTGGCATTATAGATTTAATAAAACATCTGAATCAAGATGTTAATACAGTTTTAAAACAGTTTGGTTATGATTTAGCATTGACTTCAAATGACTCCTTAATCACAGGCTTCACAGCTCCCCAGCAAAAAAATGAAGCCAAAGTCAATGCTAGGTCATTCTCTAGGGATCAAATGGTTGATCTTTATAAACAAGCAGTAATTAAGGTTAAATATGCAGATAACTTTATGGTTCTCAGGTTTCCTGAAGGGCATTACATAAAGCAAAAATACGCACCATTTAGCCTTAATATGGATGGAAGTTGGTCTATGAAGCGACCTGAAGGCTTACTTCCTATTTATTTTACAGATAAGCACAAAGACAAGCCCATTATTATCAATGAAGGTGAGAAGGCTATGCGTGGCTCAGAAGCTATTTACGATGGTGATTCTTGTACTTGGCATGGTGGGGTCAATGCTTGGGATAAAGCAGATTGGAGTCCTATATATGGTAGAGATGTTTGGATATTTCCTGATAATGATGAAGCAGGCAAAAAGGTAGCTCAAGACATATCAGGCTATTTAAAGAAGAATGGCTGTAAGGTAAAAGTAGCAGAGCCACCTAAAGAGTTTAATGAAAAAGATGATTTATATGATGCTTATATAAGAGGTGATTTTAAGGAGTCGAAAGATTTAGAGAAGTACATAAATGATTGTGTTGAAAAGAAACCAAAAGGATCAGTAACATTTACAAGAGCAGATGAGTTAATGAAGCAAGTTGATAACCCTGAATGGTTAATAGAGGGAATTGTCGAAAAGGAATCTCTTGCTTGTGTGTTTGGCAAACCAAAGAGTGGGAAATCTTTTATAGCTATTGCTATGGCTGCTGCTATTGCGAAAGGTGAGAAGTTTTATGGCAATGAATCATTTGCAGCTCCTGTAATGTTTGTGTGTGGCGAAGGTCAGAGAGGAACGAAGCGTAGGTTAGCAGCATGGCAACAAGGTATGTATAGTTTAGATGGTGTTCCTTTATATCTATCAGATAGAGCTATTAGAATTAATGATAATGATGAATTTAAGATGCTGGAAGCTGAAATAGATGCTTTGCAAAATCAGGTTGGCAAAATAGGCATGATAGTTATTGATACATTCCAAAGAAACTTTGTTGGTAACGAAAACAGCGCTGAAGATGTGGGTAACTTTATAAATAAATTAGATGGTCTTGTATCTCATTACAAATGTTGCGTGCTTTTAGTTCACCATACTGGTCATGGTAATAATGATAGAGGGCGTGGATCAAGTGTTATGGGTGCATCATTAGATTATGAATTTAAGGTAGCTAGGGAAGATAAGGCTATAGGTGATTCATTAGAAGAAAAGATGTTTGTATCATTTGAGCAGACATTAAATAAAGATGGTCAAGGAATGGAAGCTAAGTCGTTTGTATTTAAAGAAGTAGAGATTATAGGCGATGGATTAAATCTAACTTCAGGATTCTTAGAATTGACTGATATAGATTTTAAAACTAAGAAAAAAGATACATTACCAATGATGCAAGATAGAACATTAAATGCTTTAGAAACTGTTGCATATATTAAAGACAAACAAAATCCAGCAGAGCAATTTATGACTCCTAGTGATTTAGAAGGTTATGTAAAAAATAAAGCTGGCGATCCTATAAATGCAAATGGTATTGGTAAACATTTAGAAGCGCTAAATGAAAAAGGGCATGTATATAAGCATGAAAAGTTTGGTTGGCAACATATAAAATACAAAGATTATGCGCCTGAGTTTGAGGATAAGTTTTAATGAGAAGGAAGTTTGAAGGAAGTTTAGAAGGAAGTTTTAAGGAAGTTTTTGCTAAAAATGAATAATTATGAAGGAAGGAAGGGAAGGAAGTATGTAATACTTCCCTTACTTCCTACTAAATCATCAAGGAAGCTATGAAAAGTTATATAGAAGAATCTTTTGAAGATAAATTAAAAAAACTAAGAACTTATGAATCTGATTTATATTTAAAGTGGGGTAACAGGAAGCGTATCTTTAATATGACAGGTGTTACTTTTGAGATTAAGTTTTGTAA